TTTGAATCGCATAGTCTAAACCTGTAGATTAGCTTTATATAGATGTCTTGGTTTGTCTACTTATTATCCACAGTAGAGGCACCGATAAGGACGTATGTTGGTGCTACCTTAGATGTTGACAGACGTCTAAGACAGCACAACGGTGAATTGAGCGGAGGGGCCAGAGCAACTTCTACAGTGCCTGGGGGCTGGTACAGGGTCTGCTATGTTTCGGGCTTTGAGAATCAGAGGGAGGCGCTGCAATTTGAATGGTGGTGGAAACGGCGGTCCTCTAAATTGAAAGGCTCGCCGTTGGAAAGGAGGCAGGCTGCTTTGGAGGCTATGGTGGCAGAGGCAGGTGAAGGTCAGTTGGAGGTGGTGTACGAGTGATGGAGGTTATTTATCTATAGTTTTATAATTTTTTCAAATGATTCTTGAAGCAGTTTTATCTGTTCATTTCGTTGTATATTTTCTGGATTCAAGTACGGATATTCTAAATAAAACTCTTGAAGTTTTTCTTTTGCTTGTTTAAGTTTTTCTTGAATATTAACTGCTTTTGAACTGGTTGATTTCCATACAATACCTTCTGTTTTAAATTCAATAGCAAATCTATCCCCATGCAACCCGTTTGCACGTACATACCAAATATGTTTTGGAATATCTTCTGGTTTTATAGGGCAGTTTTCAGGAAGAATAATTGTTCTTTTCTTTTTAGCCTGATTCAAATTTTGTTCTGATTGAGATATAATGCGCAAATTTTCTTTTCGGTTATCTAGACAATTTCTACTTATATGATCTACTGTCTCAGTTGCCCCTTTACCTGGATGTTCTATACGACCCATTACTAAATTGTGAATATATAGCTCCTTTTTCTTGGAGTCATGAATAATACCGCTTGAAATATAATTATTAGAGGTTAAATGCCACGTTCTATCCTTTATTTTATCAAAATCATCTCTGTCAAATATAAATTGTATATCTTCCCCTTTAAATTGAATAGTACCCACAGTATAATCTTTATTATTATACGTAACATGATTGAAATTGACTAATCCTGGTAGTCTTCCTCCTATTCCAGCCCTGGATGCCATACTTAACTAGTATACTAGTTAAGTATGATATTCTAAATTCAATTTTAACGCAGCAGAAAAAATTACGTCGCAATTTCCCGGAATCCACTGGGTGGATTCGCAATTAATTACTATAGGCAAGGCCACCCATGCCAGACATAATGCGGAGCACGTTGTAGTTCGTCGCGTACACACGCACCGTGGAGCTGGTCGCCGTGCCAACCGCGTTGTTAGACACCGTCAGCAGGATGGTCGTGTTATCAATACGAGATAAGTTGCAAGTGCCAGAGGGCTGGTGCTGCTCGGGCTGCAGAGCGAACGAGTACACGTTGATGCCCACCGCCGGCACGTTGGTGTGGTGCTGGAAGGGCTGCACCTCGTTGAAGTAGCGACCCTCGCGGCCCTGGAAGCGGTCGTGGCCGTTGAGCTGGAGCAGGGCATACACCGTGGGGTTGGAGCCGGCGAGGCCCTCCACGCGGGTGACGGAGTAGCCAGACTCCAGGATGGAGCGGTCCCACCAGTCGGAGTAGTTGAACGGCTGCTGGCCCTTCCACGGGTTCACCACGTTGTCGTCGCAAGACACGAAGGAATCACGCTGCACAACCCAGATGAGCTCCTTGCAAGGGTGGTTGAAGTTGAGCTTCAGCTTGTTGGAGGAAGAGGTCACAGACTCGCCGCCCGTGAACTGCAGGGTCTCGATCAGGTACTCGTGGGACACCTGGGCGAACTTGCGGCGCTCGTCCGTGTCCAGGTAGATGTAGTCCACGTAGAGAGACGCCGCCACGAGGCCGGCCGCCGCCACACGGTCGCGGATCGTGTGCACGTTGGACAGGGCGGGGGTGGAGTCCCAGCACAGGTTGCGCAGGTCGTTGAACTCCAGGTTGATACGCACCTCGTGGTACTGGAGGGCAATCAGAGGCAGGGCGAGGCCAGGGTTGCGGTTGAACCAGAACTGCAGAGGGATGTACAGGGTGTACTCAGGCGCGCACTTCAGGAACTCATTGGACTGGTTGGGCTCGCCGCCGGCGCAGTCGTCGTCGCAGTCCTCACCGCCCTGAACCAGCAGATTCACCAGCTGGGGCACGTTGCCCACCATCTTGGCATAGCCCGCCTGCTTGCCGGGCTCCTGCGTGAGCTCATTCCAGATCTGGAGCCAGTCACCGTAGTGCTTGTCAATGCGCTGGCCACCAATCTCCAGCTCGACGTACTTCACCAGGTTGTGGCCCACCCAGTTCAGCCAGCGGAACTGGGCACCAGAGCCGTCAGAGGTCAGGAGGGTCACCTTGGGGAGGGTGGCCTGGAGGTAGATGCGGTAGATTAAGTCACCGTTGCGCTGGATGGTGCAAGTCACCTTGCGGCCAAAGCCGGGAGAGCCGTTGAAGGGGTTCTCAATAGACTCCATCGCGAAGTTGGTGTGACGGCGGTACACCACCTTGAAAAAGGTAATCTGAGGGTTGCCCGTCAGATACACGTCCTGCGCGCCATAGGCCACGAGCTGCATAAGACCACCACCTGTCATTTGTTATACCCCTGCCAGAGAAAAAAAATTTCTAAAAATGAAAAAAAACGATTTTTGCCGGGAGACTGTTTTATTTTTACAACGCGCAAACCCGATTCGCCATGCTATACCGGCTGTGGTCTAAAGATCAAAAAGTGGCTACTAGAAGTAGAGTATGTCAGAGCCATTCTTCAAAATACGACCCTCTAAGCGGTCTAATCCAGAATCACGGACAACTCTAGATAGTATCCATCAACACAATCTGACAAAGATAAAGAACAGCGGCGAAGATGTTGCAAATTGGCAAAAAGAATATAATGACTTAGTTGCACGGTATAGATCTGAAACGGATGATATTGAGCGTTATAAGTTGGAAAAGGAGATTAAGACAGTTCAAGATAAACTGGATTTGGTAAATGAGAAATCGTCACTGTTTGACTATTTTTTAGACAATGGCGACATATTATTTCAGTACTATGACATGCAGGATCGCATAAACCGAGGCGAAGATAATGTGGTTAAAATTGCGGATAGAGCCAGACCCGGGAGTGTTTTTGAGGCTCTTGAAAATGCCTCCAAACAAGACTCCAGTGGTGTAAATTTGCCCACTCCCGCCCCTACCCATCGCAGTGGTACAAATGACACATTATGTCGTGATACGCTGCTAGATCAGTACCTGCAACGTACAGACCCTCAGTATAACCGTCCGACCATTCATTCTTTGAATGACACTTCGTTCGTCTGTGATGCATGCGGGGAAGATATGCGCGTGTCAGTAAATGACGCAACCATATCATGCCCCGAGTGCGGATTCCATAAACTTATATTGATGGATTCGGATAAGCCGAGTTATAAGGATCCACCGAGAGAAGTGTCATATTACGCATATAAGCGTATCAATCATTTCAATGAATGGCTCGCGCAGTTCCAGGCGAAAGAGAGTACTGAAATACCCGAGGAGGTATTTGAGCGGATTGAGGAGCAGATTAAGAAGGAGCGTCTGCAGGCGTCTTCATTAAATCGCAGCAAAATTCGCGAGATTCTCAAGAAGCTCAAATTCAATTCATTTTATGAACATGTACCCCATATTTTGAGCCGTCTGAACGGTAATACGGCGCCCGTAATGGACCGCGAAACAGAAGAGAAGTTGCGCTACCTATTCAGGGAAATTCAGCCGAGTTTCCAGAAACACTGCCCCTCAGAACGATCCAATTTCCTTTCGTATTCCTACGTTCTCTACAAGCTTTGTGAGCTTCTAGAGTTGGATGGATTTCTGCATTGCTTTCCTTTATTGAAAAACCGTGACAAGCTCTACGCGCAGGACAAGATCTGGGAGAAGATTTGCAAGGATTTGCAGTGGGAGTTTATTAGATCCATTTAGTTGGATTAGATCCATTTAGTTGGATTAGATCCATTTAGTTGGATTAGATCCATTTAGAGGTCTAAAACCGAATATAGCCCTCACGGAACATGAAATAGTAGGCGATACAGGCGGCAGCAAACAGATTTATAAGGGCGTGAGTGCGCATACCCTTATCCATAACAGCCATCATAATATGTGTTAAAAATATGATTGTGATACCGATATAGTAAAATACTAGATGTATGTTCATTCTACAGACATCTGGTATTTTTGATTGCCAGGCCTATCGTACAGTTACCATCCGCATTCCGTTGGATTTACGCACGGCTAAGTCAAGTATAAACATCAGAAACAGACCGGTCATCACGAAAGTCATGACTTCCAGTTGCGGGTTTGCTCCGGCAGCACGGTTTTCTAAATCATCAATGCGGGCCATTAATTCATCAATCTTGGATCGCAGGTTCTGTAAGTCACCGACATCCATTCCGATAAACTGGTCGGATTTAGAATTGGTTGCCACTTGAGAACTTTCTATGCGATCCGCAGACATAGTCTTCCACCGGTGCCGGAGTTCCGGTACGGGTAAATCTACACCGGCAGCCTTTTCAAACCCATGTTCATCAAATGACTTCGCAAAATCATTTTCAAGCATATAGGCATTTGGATTATTCGCATTTCTCAAGAAGGGTGATAATGTATCTTCGCTGGGATTGGTAAATGGTTCAACGCCGAAATAGGTGGATTTTGCAGACCCTTTTGAAGGATTAAATGAAGTAAGCGTAGCTGGCTTTGGCAAAGAGTTAAGTACGGTGGGCTTCTTTAGAAATTTGGAACTTTCATCTAAAAGAGAATCTAGTTCGTCGCCACCATTCATGGCCGGTACATCAGACATTCGTTTTACGGCCGGGCGATCGGCATCGGTAGGTGGAATTTCATTGGGCTGAAATCCCTCTTGTTTAGAGCGGTTTACCTGTTTTTTTGGCGCCGGATCCGAATTTGGAAATGCATCTTCCAGGGAAGCAAACTCCATCCCTCTTCTACAATCTATGGGTGAAATCAAATGATAAGAGAATCCCGCTATCTTATAGAATGTCACAGCCGAGTTCACCTAAAACACCTAAATCACCGAAGATGCCAAAGCCGCAAGCGGAACCATCTATAGACACAAGTTTAGAGGCGTGGATATATAATATTCGGTCAGTTCTCCATTTCCCGAGCACTATATTTCTTATAATTGGTCTTCTTGTATTGGGCACATTTATTGAAAATGTTCCCCGGAAGGTAGTCCAACTTTTAGATAATTCGCTAGGAATGACGGCAATTTTCATATTTCCTCTGCTTGTATCATTATTTATAAGCTGGCCTGCTGGCCTTCTCGCAGCATGTATATCATTGATTGTATTTGCTCGCATTAAGAAAATGGATACAACGAGATCTGAAGATGAGGAAGGGTTCTTGAATGGTTCAGATGATACAGTACAGACTACGAAACTTGTTTCAAATCCTCACAGATGGTTTGTAGAACAGGTTCTAGGTGAAACTCCCTTAGCGATATCATCAGATCGTATTCAGACAAAGCGTATGGAAGACGATGATACCCGCACAAACTCATCTAGTTCCATGTCCAGTTCTTATACTTCAGATAGTGCACGCTAGCTATTTGTTGGTACAACCACGCAAGCTAAAAATTCCATGGGTAGATTAAGATGGAGATGCCCACTCTAGAACCAACGGGGCACGTGGATATGGCCTTACGATTTATTACTGTTCTAGGCCTATTAGGGTGGAATGCCTTTGAAAGCTTATCTCTCCGGACACCGTTTCCTGGAACAATGGTTGCTCTTTGGGAATATCCAGCATGGAGGTTTCTTTTACTATTTACAATTTGGCTAGGCGCAGAATGGTGCCCGCGTGTTGGTGTAATGACTGCCACCGCGGTACTCTTTTATGTTGTGAATATGATACAAATCTTTTAGAGTTTTAGTGTCAGTTGCAGTGGCACTTACAATATCTTGATAGATGGAAATTCCATATATCAAGATAGATGAGCTTTGGAGGACCGCCGCCAAACGCACTACCACCATCCGGACCATTTGAGGCACACCTAACGGCAGTTGCGTCATCACCATATACAATTGGCATTGCAATATTTTTACTAAATACATGTGGGCGATTCTTACCATTTGAAGTTTCAAAGGAACAGGAAAAATTCCTAAATCAGCCCACAATTCGTCGTCTCCTTATTTTTGTAATATTCTTCATAGCCACACGAAATATAGTCATCGCAGGTCTAATGTCTATAATTGTAATTATATGTATGGTTTACCTGTTTAATGAAAATAGCGAATATTGCCTTGTTGGAAAGAGCAAGGCCCTTAGCTCCACTTCAGCCGAAACCAAGGTGGTTGCACAGGCCAATGCGCCTTCTACTGGTCCCACTGCGTCAAGTGCTCCAGGTGCGCTAAGTATGGAAGAGCAGATGATATTGAAGAGTTTAACAGACAAGGCTGAAAAGTTCCGGGCCAGTCAAACAGCCGATATGCTCGGCACAAATCCTGGTACAGGGGCCAAACTCCATCAACAATACCAGAAAATTATAGAATCTCTTTCTTTCAATTAATCATCTAACATCTAAAGCTCATGCTTGTTACCCCGAATTATAGTAAGCTGCTTCGTCGCCTTGCCTAGCGTGGTCTTAATAAACACACAGAGGAGTTGCCGGCCGGTCAAATCCTTCCACTCCACCTTGATTGT